CGTGTACATCCTCAACTTCCTGAGATGACTATCTACGTAGACAAGCAACCAAAGCTAGCAAAGTACACTAAGAAAGGTGACTTTACAGCAGTAACACGGCGGCTTCTTACAGAGTATCTTGGGTATGAACCTGAAGTAGATGACTGGGATCCCAAGCAAGAGTTTCAAAGGCAATACCAAACACAAGTTACTCTTGGTAACATGGAAGAAGTTAAAGAATATCTCTTTAGTATAGGATGGAAACCAGATGATTGGAACTATAAGAAACAAGGCTATGAGTTTATTAAGACAAGCCCGAAACTCACAACAACGAGCCTTACTTTACTCGGAGATATTGGACGAGACATTGATCGATACTACACAACAAGATCGCGAAGGTCTATTCTCGAAGGCTGGCTTAAAGAGGTTAAGGGAGATAGGCTACATGGAAGAATGTGGGTTATCGGTACGCCTACATTCAGAGCAAGACACGAAGTAATTACCAATCTACCTAGCGTAGATGCTGCATGGGGTAAAGAGATGCGTAGTCTCTTTATCTGCGAAGACGGTTACAAAGTAGTTGGTGCTGACTCAGCTGGTAATCAGATGAGAGCTTTGTGTCATTATATCGGTGATGATTCATTTACAAAGGAAGTAACTAATGGAGACATTCATTCTTATAACGCAAGTATTCTGAGTAGCAGTCGTGGTGACGCTAAGCGTTGGCTTTATGCCTACTTATTTGGCGGTGGTGGCCGCAAGCTTGGTACTATTCTCACTGGTAAACCTGATGCAAAAGCTGGTGATGCCAGTAAAAGAAAGTATCAATCAGCAATCCCAGGATTAGGTAAAGTAAAAGCTAAACTAGATGAGATCTTTAATCAAACTAAGGCAGGATACGGCGATAGCTTTATTCCTGCACTAGATGGAAGAAGGGTTTATGTCGGGTCAGCCCATCAATCACTTAACTATCTCTTGCAGAGTGCAGAAGCTATTACCTGTAAAGCGGCAGTAGGCTATGCTATGCGAAAGATTGAAGAAGAGGGCATTGATGCTTATCCTGTTATCTTCTATCACGATGAAATGGCATGGGTAGTTAAAGAAGAACAAGCAGAACGTGTTAAAGAAATATGTATTGAAGCGTTCCGTGAAGCACCTAAAGAATTTAATGTACAGTGTATGGATGGCGATGGTGTCATTGGTAACTGTTACGCAGATGTACACTAGAAAGGAAGTACAATGGGTAGATTAAAGAACCACCTTATAGGACTGGAAGATGAATTTTGGAATATAGCACAAGAAACAGTAAGCGGATGCGAACAAGTAGAAGATTTTGTTAGCGAAATGAGTGAGTATTCCCATCTTGTGCCTCTCATTTCAGATGAGTCAGAGTTTACTGAAATGTTAGTAGATGCTTGGAACAATTATTGGCACGAAAAAGGAAATATCTAATGATAGCAATCGTAGATGCAGATAGTTGTATTTATCAAACAGCTTGGCAACAACCTAGCCTTGATAAAGCCTTTGAAAATTATCTTACAATCATGTCTAAACACTGGATTGACCCTGTTTGGTCTGATGAACAATTTATTTATTGTGGAGGTAAAGATAACTTCCGCTATAATCTTTGCCCTAACTACAAAGCAAATCGTAAAGCACCACCAGAAGATGCTAATCTATTTAGACCACTTATGCAAAAGATTATTGATGAAGGGCTGGCTATTCCGTCTGATGGGATGGAAGCAGATGATATGGTGCGTATAAAGTCAACTGAACTTGCTTCACTTAATAAAGAGTTTACAGTAGTACACATTGATAAAGACCTTGACTGTATCCCTGGAAAACATTATAATCCTCGGAAACAAGAATTCTACGAAATTGATGTTGATACTGCAGATCTTCTTTATTGGACTCAAATGCTTAAGGGTGATCCAACGGATAATCTCCCTGGACTTCCTAAAGTTGGTCCAAAGAAAGCAGAGGCAATGCTTAAAGGCGTTCCAATAGGTCGGCGTAAGTCTCGTGTGCTTGCAGCATACAGAGCTAAATATGGTCGTGTTGATTGGAAAGAAAAACTGCTTGAAACTGCTAATGGTATTCATATACTGCGCAGTGAAGGCGACTACTTCAAGGTATAGGAGAACATTATGCCTACTAATACTCAAGACCACCAACGCTATGAAGATGTAATCATTAAAGAGGTTACTACTGTAGATGCAGGTGGTTGGGTCGGTATCATGACTGAAGAGCATGGTGAGATCCGTTGTAAATCTAACTTGCGTACTAAACTTAAGCTTAAGAAAGGTTGGGAAGGTGATCTTACAGTATGGGTAAACCCTAAAAGCAAGACTGTTTGTGTAGCCTTTGACCAAAAGGCTTGGAAAGCTACTGGCGCAGACGCTATGCCACACGGTCAATGGTCTTTGTCAACAGACATTGATTCAATTAATCCGTATGAGTCAGAAGGTTTTGTTTATCTTATTCGTGAAAAGTCTACTGGTAAAGGCTATGTCGGTAAGAAATCGTACTGGAACTACAGCAAAGGTAACCGTGTACGCCAATCTAATTGGAAAACTTATGCGTCATCAGGCGTAGATACTGCACAAAAAGTTTCTGATAATCCAGACGAATTTGAATATACTATTCTAGCAGAAGCCCCTGATAAGTCTGCTCTCAATTATCTTGAGATATTATGGCAGATTAAACTTGAAGTGCTTACTTCTGTTAATCATGAAGGTGAAAAGCTTTATTACAATAAAACACTAGGTAGTGAAAAGTGGATGTTAACCAAAGCATTTATTGAGGAGTACAATGCGAAATCCAATGTATAATAAAATTCCTAATCAACAAATTATCAATGGTAAAAAGTCTGAACCTGAAGTAAAAGAATATGATGAATATTTAATTGATTATTTGATTGACAAGGAACAAAGGCGTAAGAACATAACTAAAACAAGTAAAACTAGGCAACGAAAGAGGAACAATCGTTATGCCAAAGAAGAAAGACTATACGGAAAGTAAAGAAGTAGGGAAAACTAAATGCCCTGCTTGTCCTTCATCCGATGGCTTTGCTATTTATGATGATGGTCATGGTTATTGTTTTGTTTGTAATCATTACGAACGTGATATAGAAGGAAAGGAAGAGGATATGCCTCTAGACACGGTTATTAAATCTACATGGTGTCCTGAAGTATTTAAACAAAATACTGGAGACGCTAGTGGATGTCAAGAAAGACGAATTACAAAGACTATTGCAGAACATTACGGTGTACGAGTTGACTATGATGCTAACCGTAATATCACTGCTTATCACTATCCATATTATAAAGACAACGAGCTAGTCGCTTATAAGACTCGCAAGTTGCCTAAACAATTTAGCACTGTAGGAGACTTTAAAGATGTCTGGCCTTTTGGTTGTCAAAGCTTTGGAATGGGAGGCAAACGCCTCGTCATCACAGAAGGTGAATTCGATGCGATGTCCGTTGCACAAGCCTCGCTTATTCATTATAACAAGATTTATCCGGCAATTAGTATTGCGTCAGCAAGCAACCTTAAAAGTTTGCTGCAAGCAAGGGAATGGATTAGATCTTTCGAAGAAGTCGTATTGTTCTTTGATAAAGACGCCGCAGGTCAAAAGGCGATTAAAGAAGCAGCAAATATTATCGGCATAGATAAAGTTAAAGTTGCTACAAGTCCAGCTAAAGATCCTTGCGAATTATTTATAGCAGCAGGTGAAAGAGCAGTCCTTCAAGCTATCTGGGATGCACAACCATTTAGTCCTGCTGGTATTGTCGTAGGCCATGAACCTGTTTGGGAACAGTACCTTGCTAGACGTTCTACTGAATCTGTTGCTTATCCCGACTGTCTTCGCGGTATTAACGATAAGACTAAAGGTATGCGCTTTGGTGAAATTACATTGTTTACTAGTGGTACTGGTAGTGGTAAGTCTACTGTTATTAAAGAGATTGTATTAGACCTTCTTGATAAAACTGAAGACAAAGTAGGTATGATCTCACTCGAAGAAAGTGTTGGTGATACTGCTGAAAAGTTTATTCAAATGAAACTTAAACGTAACTTACAAGAGTATGATGTATCACTTGAAGAACAAGAGGAGGCAAGTCGTGCTGTATTCGGTTCGGAAAGGCTTGTCCTATTGGATCATCAAGGTTCTGTTGGTGATGAGTCGCTTATTGATAAGATTGAGTATATGGCTCTCATGGGATGCAAATACCTTATTCTCGACCACATCACTATTGCAGTATCTGAAGGTGCTGAAGGTTATACTGGTAACGAAGCCATTGATAAGGTTATGTCTGATCTTCTTAAAATTACTAAGAAACATAATGTCTGGCTCGGCGTTATTAGCCATCTTAGGAAAGTTCAAGGTGGAGGAGCTACATTTGAGCAGGGTAAGTTGCCTTCTATGGATGACATCAAAGGCTCTGGCTCTATCAAGCAAATTTCTTTTGACATCATTGGATTTGCTAGAGACATGGCAAATGAAGATGAGCAAGTCAGAAATACAATCAACTTTATCGTGCTTAAAAGTAGATTTACAGGCAAGACTGGCCCAGCTGGAAACGCTAAATATGACCATGATACTACAAGATTAGCTTGGCATGATAAACACGAGATTGATTTTGAGATAGTACAATGAGTGAAACTGCTTTATATCATCAAATAGGTTTGTTACAACAAGAACTTGCTCATGCAAAACAAATTATTGAGGAGCTGACTAAAGACCGAAACAAATATCGTAGTCAAGCTATAATGCGTCAAAATAAAATTGAGGACTTACTAAATGGCAAAGAAAATAACCGCAGTTGATCGCATATACTTTCAACTTAAACCCCGTAAGCAAACAACTTTTACGGGCAAGAAGTATAAAACACGTAAGAAATATCGAGGACAAGGCCGATAGGAGGTTTTATGTCTACACCATTAGAATTTAAGCAAGCACGTTACGATACCCTGTATATGGATATTGCTGAACGTATTAGCGAAATGTCTTATGATACCGATACTAAAGTAGGAGCTATTATTGTTAAAGATGGAAACATTATTTCGATGGGTTGGAACGGAACTCCTTCGGGCTTTCCTAATGATTGTAAACACCCTAATACTGGGGTTACTTTACCTTATGTTATTCATGCTGAAGCTAATGCTATCTGTAAGTTGGCTCGTGATGGAGGCAATGGATTGGGTGCCACACTCTACACTACGCTCGCGCCTTGTATGGAATGCACTAAACTTATCTTGCAATCTGGGATCAGCGAAGTTGTGGTGCTTAAAGGAGAAGACAAATACATTGACTCTTTTAAAATCCTTAATGACAAAGGAATGTTAAGACAATGCAAGTGCACTTCCAAAACTTAGAACATGATCCTGATCACATTGCATGGGTCCAATGCGAGCCAGAAGATCTTAATGAAGTTAAAGCAATATTTCCTGTCGAAAAGTATGAAATTTTAGTCGGACTTAAATATAATTACGATCCAGCTACTTGTGATACTCAGACTTTATACAACCCACCACCCCCAACTTGGGGTGTAGATATCAGAAAGAGAAACAATGCAGGACATCAAAGATTATCTCTTAGAGAGAATTCGTAGTGAAGACATTGGAGTTAAACCAAGACGCAACCTTCAGTTAATGCGTATGATTGATACTGATGGCGTAGATATGCTTGATTTCTTAATTGAAGACATGATTATTTATGCACGAAAGTATATTCAGCGCTGTTTTAAGCGCAGTAAAGTTGAAGGTGAAACACCTATTACTCAAGCATCTATGGCTATTGGTAAATACATTGTAGAAGGTTGGGATTCAACTAATGTAAACTTTAGAGATCATGTTAGAGTAGGTGACTTAATTATCGAAGGCTTTGTAATGTGTGAATACTTAACTATTAGTGTAGGTCATCTTAAAAGTCGTAAGCCAGTAACTATTCATGCTACTAAAAAGTGGGGTGAAATGGAGATCATTGCAGGAAAAACTAATTGTATTAGTGAGGATGCAATCCCTCCAATTAGAAATCTAATACAACCAAACGGCAGAAGCGTTATTAAGACTTGGGATCGTTCTAAAGAATACTTGTTTTTAAAATACAAAGACAAGCCTTTTGTTAAAGCAATTGATAAGCTTCAGTCAACAAGATATCAAGTTAATGAGGCTGTTCATAAAGCAATTTTAAACAATTGGGATCACTTCATTGGTAATGAAGTTTTTAAAGGCGATAATGTTAAAGAAAATGAAAAGCTTTACCAACGCCAAGCTTCTAAAAATAGAGAAGTAAAAGAAATTATGGCTACCGCAGCTAAATGGCTGCACAAAGAGTTTTATTTCTATATTGATGCAGATTACCGTGGTAGGCTTTATTACAGTGAGCCTTTCTTTAACTTCCAAGGATCTGATATGGCAAGAGGACAACTGTTGTTTGCAGAAGGTCGATTGTTTAATGAGCAAGCTAGCTTTTGGTTAGCTGTGCATACAGCGTGTTGCTATAATCAGTCCTATACTATTGATGAAATACCTAATTGGGTTACTGCAGATTATCATAGTATTCTTGAGGCAGAGGGTCTTGACACGATCTCTGTAGATAAGATGACGCTTGAAGATAGAGCAATGTGGACTCAACAGAACATTGATACTATCGTTGAAGCAGGTAAGATGGGTTTCTTCTTTGCAGAAGCTGAGAAAGAAATCTCTTTCCTTGCTTGTTGTATTGAGTGGTACAATTATTCTATTGCTGAAGGCGACTTCTCTACTCACCTACCTATTCCTATCGATGGTGCTAATAATGGTTGGCAGCATTTAGGTGCTATGTCGAAAGACGAAAAGACAGGTGAGCTAGTAGGGCTTGTACCTGTAGATATTCAGAATGACTTCTATGTTCAAATTGCTAAGCGACTCACTGAGCGTATGCCTGAATGGTTTGAAGAGCGTAACATACCTATGAAGCATATTCGAAAGGGTATTGCTAAGCGTGCTGCTATGACTCGTGCTTATAGCTGTGGACAAAAGAAAATGGCTGAATCAATGTATAGTGATTGTTATCAATATGGTTACACTGACGACTACAATATTTCAGAGTACGATTGTATTGATCTAAGTGGACAAATCATTAAAGCAATTGAGGAGGTCTGTCCAGGACCACTTACTACTATGAAGTATCTTCAGCGGCTTGCCGATCAGGAGATTAATAACTGGATGGGCATTTATGGTACTGATCGTGGGCAAGGCATTGAATGGGTAACTCCATCAGGCTTCCCTGTAATATATGAGTGCTATCGTACTAGACCAGTTAAAATTGACTGTTATGGCTTTAATACTC